TGAGCGAGGGTCGAACTGTCACCCTCTTCGACCAGCACAGTAAACGACACATCGGCATCAGTGTTGGTGCCGAGAATGCCGACGTATTCGTGAGACCCGAAACCGGCGGTGTCGAGAATTGCGGATACGAACGGGGTATTGAGATTGGAGAGTGCGGCAACAGGCGGTTCGGCCAAACTGCACTTGATGTTATTGTGGAGATCTTGCGCCATGATGGGCTATTTCCTTCGAGGTCGTGAATGTTGTCGCGTGGCGTCCTCAGATGGTGCCACTGCTGCGAATTCCGGTTCAATGAACTCGGCCTGACCACGCTCAAGCATGCGGAGTGCATCCTGGTCGGGAACGTCAATCACGCTCCCGGCCAGTTGCAATACTCCGTAACCGGCTACGCGGTCAGTCGTCAGTCGAATCAGCATGGATCACTTAGGCTTGAATGAGGTGCTTCACGGGAGCAACACCTGCATCGAGCAAGTGCCCATCGTGACGGCTGAACGCCAGGAAACCGACCTGATCGGAGTCCGCGAACCGCTCGTTGAGGCGAACCAGGCGAACCCCGGCCACGTCGCGAATCTTGTACTTGCTGAGCAACCCGAAGATCATCGTCTTGGTGCCAGTGGCAACAGACGACTGCATGTGCTGATTCGGGGTGATCGGGTAGCCAGCCAAGCGGTCAGGCATGCCCGAATTCAGGCCGCTCGACCACAGGAATTGCCCGTTTCCGTCTTTCAATTTCCGCAGGTGTAACAGAATGTTGTCGTGAGCCATGAAGCCCGCGCCGGTGCGGTAGGACGGGTCGACACTGTGAATCAGATCCAAAATTTCATCGGCTGCGATCGCAGTCCCGGATGCGGCGGTAACACCCAGCGTGGAACCCGGAACGATACCCTCCGGCTGACCCGCGCCAGTTCCGACAGTGAAGTGTCGATTAGTGATGCGGCCCAGTCGTTCACCGAGCATTCCACCGACTTCCGAGGCCAGATCAAAGGCGCTGTCTTCCAGCAACTCGACCGGCACCTGAATCAGCTTGCTCGTGTACTTGTGAGCGTAGAAGATGACCTGCCCAAAGGTAACGTCTTGTTCGCTTACCGCCGTGTTTTCGGCGATAATTGCACCTTCGTTGCTTGTGTCGTTCGTGGTCGGCCACGGCATGTTATTGCCCGAGGTCGTCCGCATCACATCAGCAACGGTTCGCATGCCACCGAAAGCGAGCATGGCCCGTTCGAGATTGGCGATGAAGCCACCCGCGACGGTGTATTGACCAGCTGGGCCAGAGATCGCCGACTGATCGCGGAACTCGCCGCGCATCTTGGCGACATCCCGCCGCAGATTGAAATCGTAGTTCTGCGAATGGGGACGAACGCCAGTCTTGGTACAGGCCGCAACGTGCCGCTTGTCGAGTTCGCGACCGGCACCAGACAGGAGCCACGCCTGCAACGCAACAGCCCGATCTTCCTCGGTCGGCTCTTTCGCGCGGCATTCCGCTTCGGCGTCGTCATCATCGTTGTTGCCGTGGCGAAAGTCGCCACGACCCGGCAGCGGCTTCTTGTCGTTGCCATTGCCCTGCGAGCGTTGCTCATCAGCATCCTGGCTGATGGAAACCAGCTCGGCACGTTCAGCCAACTCGATAGAGCGAGTCAGCTTGTTGTAGTCGGCATTGACCTGCTCCCAATTGGGAGTCTCTTCCGCGGTGAAGTCGCGGCCTTCGGCAATGGCCAGATCGGCCATGTCCTGAATTTTCTTTGCGATGGGAGCGCGTTCTTCGCGAAGGCGCTTGGAGGCGAGAATATCTGCCACGTTTATGGACTCCTGCTGGTCGCCAGCAGAGGTCCGGTAATGAAAGAACCGGTGAACCGTGCCGGCGAAAGTTCATTTGAGAACATCGCCAACAAGCTCCACCGGAAAGGTCGGGCAGACAACTTGCGTTTATGTGTTAGATGTAATTTACCGCGATGGCGCGAAACGTCCAGACCGCTCCCGTTGGTAGTTGCTACTACGGTGGCCGGTTAATGCTATGTCAACCACCTCTGTGCCCTTGACTCTAAAGGCACATCTGCGGCACCCGAGATAGCGGACACGCTCCTGCCCACTAGGTCGAGAGCCAACTGCGATCACTGGTCGTTTGCAGTGGGGGCAGACTGGACGACACGCTGCAATTGAATCAGCCAGTGCATACACTGCATCGCGGGCAGCGGTCATGCCAGCGGAAAACAACTCGTAATCTCCCGCGAGTGCAACCATTCAGTCACTCCATTTCGGTGGTTCGATTTCGTGCCAGTGAGTCCAGCCCTCTAGCTGTTCTGTATGAAGACCCTCGTGATCTCCCGCAGAATCAGCTGTCTCCATTTCGTTGCCATTCCAGTAGCCCAGGACGATCTCTCCTGACTCCAGACGTGCCCAGTAAAAATCAATGACATTCTTTGGCGGTGGCGACAATCGCGAGTTCCAGCCGTGGCCACTGCGATCGCCAGTCTCGCTACAGGTGTCACTTGGAATCGAAAATGGCGATGGCAGAATGTCACCGACCTCAGGTGGCTTGCAACCACTCCCCCGCAGCACGCTAGTCGACTCCGCTGCGGCTAGATCGTACTTCAGCATACTATCTGCCATTAAACATGCGTGAAATTCATCAACCCAATTGTGATACATGTTTTATGCCTGTGCCTTCGTGATTGCGTCCCGTCGGTCCCTGATCTCAGCCAACCGACGCTCGGTTGCCTTCGCCGCTTCCATATCCGCCGTAACACTGGACTTCCAATTGTCGTAGGCAGACCTGCACTCCGTCGCGTCAGTTTCAGCCCTCATGCCAACGGTAGTCGATCCATAGGCGGGATAGGTCACACAACTTACGTCAAGAAGATCCACAGACAGGATCTCGCGAATATCCGCCTGTCGAGCCTCGTCATAGGAAAACTTCTGCTCCCGCACATGGAAGCCGAACGAACTGCCAGTGACGTCACCGCGCCGGATGTGCTCCTGAACGTCATTGGCGACCGTTGTCTTTCCCGGTTCGATCTCGTAATCCAGCCCCCGCAGCGACTTCGTGAGCGTCAACGTGCGCGACGACGTGCGACCCAGCACCAGATTCGGATCGTGGTTGAACAGGGCGCGAACGTCGTGTTTGTCGTTGATCGCCTTGTTGAACGCGCGGTTGCTGATGCGCTCGATCAGCGCGGGTTGCAGCACTCGCTCGCCATCCATCACGGCCTCATAGAGCGTGTACTCGGTGTCAGGCGTGCCGTCGTAGAAGACTGCGGCGCGGCCCACGATCTTGGTCGGTGTGTCATCCCGCTTCTCCAGTGACACGGGGCATTCTTCATTCGGCAGATAACGGCGTTCCATCGGTGCTTCCTTTCGGCAAAAGTAGATCCGCTACCCGCTCGGGCAGGGTTGAGGCAAATTCACTCATTCGGGCTTCGACATCGGCGACATCCACAGCCGCCAGTAGTTCGATTTTCATCTCGCCAACAATAAACCGGCTCACGTAGTCCGGGTTGTGCTCGCATCCCATGACTTGACACAAGCTAACCGGTGCATCAAGGATCTCGGACACACGTTCTTCGTCCTGCGGCCGGTCAATGTTCAGGTCGCCGGGAAATTCCTTGGTTCGCTTGGCTCGCTTAACTGCATGGGTCTGCAGGTGATTGCAGGCCCGGCGAGCGGCTTCGATCACGAGACGGCGCACGATGCCGGTTGTGTCGGGCTGCGGGTCTGTGGATTGGTCGACTGGCTCGGCTGGGTCGTCCTCGGGATCTTCCGCTTCGACCGTATCCACGCTGTCGGCGGCTGGCTGCTCAATCGGATCTTCTGCCGGTTCCGCCTCTTCCAGCGGGTCGACAATCTGATTGATCTGGTCCGGTGACAGCAACGGGAATGCGGCTCCGATCATCGCCTTTGCCGAGTCGGGCGGAAGCGTTCCGGCCACCACGGCGTCAGTGATTGAAAGCAGGGCGGGCAGATCGTCAACTTCCTTCGGCTGGTCCTCGCCAATGACCTGCAGTTCCAGCGGAGCGAAGAACTTTTGCCCCTCGCCATCAGGCAGCGGGCCTTTGTTTTCACTGTTGCGGACCTCGTCACGATTCTCCCAGCCACCACGGACCGCAATGTTATGCGCGGTGTAGCGAGCCACGATATCGGCACGAACCAGGGCTTGACGCAGGAATTCAACCGTGTGCGTATCGCGTTCTTTTTGCTCCTCGGTAAGCAGTTTTTCGCGACATTCATCTTCCCACCGCACCAGCCACGGGTCGAGCGATTCGTCAAGATACGCCTGGTTTTCCTGTTCCAGTGACGAATAGGCCGTGCGCCCCTCGCCGCCCACCTTGTGAACGGGCACGCCGATCCAGTTGGCGATATCCACCAGGTTAAACTTGCGGATTTCATGCAGTTGCGAATCGCGGGCATTGACGCTGAATCCATTAACTTTCGCGCCGTTGGTCAGGATTGCAGTGCGATGTGACGACTCCAGCCCCGTGTGCATGCGCTCCCACTGCTTCAGGAATGACCGCTGGGCATCGTCACTCATGCCGTTCGGTACTTCAATCACAACTGATGGACGGGCGCCGTTACTGAAGAACCGGGAGCCGTATTCCTGCGCCGCCAATCCTTCACCGAGCGACTCGCGAGCCTTGGCGTAGACTGAGTAGCCACGCATGCCGTCTGGCGACAGCCCTTTGATGTGGAAGATGTCAGTCGGATTGATACGTCGCCATTCAACTCCGACTCGCACGCCGTACCAGAACCGGCCATTCTCACGAAACGGAATCACGTCAAGTGGGTTGAGCACAATCAATTCTTGCGGGCGAGCGTCACCGCTTCGCAAGATCCAGGCATACCCGTTGCCGTGTGACAGTGCGTGAGACGTCAAGGTTTGCTTGAACGTAAACGCTGACATCAGCTCATTGTTCACGCGGTATCGCAGCAACCGATACGCCTGATGTTGCGGATCTCGCTCCTTGCCGGGGCCATTGCGTCGATAAACTAGAAGCGGCAGCTTGCCAACATCGCTGCTCAGCAAGTTGATGCCGCGCCACCACGGAGCGTAAGTCAGCGCCTTTTCCGCGTTGATACGCACGCCCGCAGCGGACTCTTCAGCCCCAAACGCTTCCGCGAGCCAGTTCTTGGGGTCGTAAAGCGGCTCATTCGGGTTCTCGATTGATCGTGAGTTGCCCGGAAATGTGCCACGAAATGCGGCCAGCGAGCTTGTAGTGGTCGACATGGTGGTCATTAAATCACAATCAGTTGAGGTTCTTGGTTGTTTCCTGCCGCTGAGTACAGACACTCCGAGATCGCCATCAGCACCGCGACCGCGATGTCAATCTTTTGCGGACTACTGCCCTTGTCCGGCATCCACTCATCTTTTGCGTTCTTGCGCACGATCAGGTTTGTCATCATCCACGCCAACACCGGATCTCCATCGTGACACAGTGCCCTGACTTCCTTGCCGTCGACGATGTGAACCTCGGTCAGTAGCTTTTCGAGTGCTCGCGTGCAGGCGTTGTAGTGGTACGCTGATTGCGTGAACGGAAACACGGTCAGTCCACGAACTTCCTGCAGTCGCTGCCCCAGCATCGGCCCAAACGCCGGGTCATAGGCCCACGTTCGCACGCCATACTTCAGCGACTGCTCGACAATCCAATCCTCGACATCTGAGAACAGCACCTGATCGCCGCTGGACTCGCTCAGTTTGTCGGCCGCGACCCATCTAGCAATCTCGTCTGTGCGAACGTCTTCGTGCCGGTCCTTGCATGTCCACGCGCGAGACCGGATCTCGAACCGATGGAACGCCTTGCCGTCATCGTCAACCAGATCGAACCTGGCAACCGGAGCCGCACCGGCCATGTCGTTAGAGCGGCCGAGATCGACGCCGCCATGAATGCGGTCAGCGTCGCGCCAGTCCCACAATTCGCCCTTGCATGCGGCCCACGCTTCGGCCGAGATCAACTTTTCAGTTGCCGATACTCGCACATTGCAGTGATATCGCAGGAACTTATTCAACGCTGATGGCTTGTGTTTCGCTTCATTTGCCATTTCTCGCAAACGGTCGACTTTTACGCTAACTCCAAGGTTTGGATTGGACTTGATCCAGCACGCCTCATCAAGCGGGTTGTCTGCCGCAATTCGACCAGTGCCACCGCACCAGCAGCAGTCTGCACCTTGGCATCGAAAGCAGGTTGCCTCACGGTGGTCGATGCTGGCAATGTACGCGAAGAATGAATCGTCAACGATCTCGCCACTGATGACAGACTCCAGAACCCGAACCGCGTATTCGTGCTCCTCAATCCAGATGCAGGAGTTATCATCACCGCCAGTTGTAATTGTGATCATCAATGGCTGGCGACGTGCTCCGAAACCGGTATCGAGTTTCTCAGCCAATCCCCGATGCCGTTCCCGCCATGCGTGCAGTTCATCTCGAACAATGAAGTGCGGATTAAAACCGTCCTGCGAGTCGGAGTCAGAGCCGAGCACCTGCATGTAGCTCTGCGTTGACGGAAACACGAGCCGTCGCTGGTATGCTTGGCAATAACCCTTGAGCGTGGGTGACTTTTCTCGACATCGCTTGATCTCATCAAACAGCAACTTTGCCTGATCTTCTTTCGTGGCGACGCAATAACCCTGTGCGCCTTCCTCAACTGGATTATCCATCAGCGACAGGTAAAAACACTTCGGGCCACAGCGGGTCGTTTTGCCGTTCTTCCTGGCAATCTCCTCATAATCCTTGCGAAACCGACGCAGCCCATCGTCCTTGCGGCGCCAGCCGAATATGTTCCAGTCGCAGAACTTTTGCCACGGCTCGGACAGGAACGGCTTGCCCGCCCATTCGCCTTGCGTGTGACAACAGACCTCGGAGAAGTCCAGAAACTCCTCTGCGTACTTCTCGTCGAAGATGAACCCGCGAGCCTCTGCGTTCTCTATGTCGTCCAGATATCGCCACACCGCCAGACGCGCGAGCCTGCCCGTGACAATGCGACCCGAAGTCACATCGTCAACGTACTGGTCAACGTCTTGCTGGTGCTTGCTTTTCATTAGTTGTTCGCGGCTCGTTTCATCAATAGTGCCTGCAGTGGATCAACTGGCCCGCCATCGGAGCCGAACACCTTGCCGACACGATCCGAAGGCGTCCACCCGTAACGAGCACCGAGCTTGATCGCGGTCGCCTCTGCTTCTCGCAGTGCCTTTCGCTCAGACAGTGGCAGCTCTCCGACACGCTTTCCGCTCTCCATCAGGTGCTCACGGATCTCGGCAACATCCTGGAT